CCTAATACATGTATCGTGTTGATGGGCTGAACCTTGCCGTGCCCCCGCGCTCACGCGGCGACACGTTCTGGTAGTACATCTGGGTGAAGGGCATATCTTCCAGATAGTCTGTGAATCCGCCTACGATATCCCCTGCGCGGGTGGCTTCGCCCAGTCCGCCGAGGTATCGGCTCCAGACATCGCCGTACTGGCCCCGCCAGTATTGCTGTTGCGCGGGGCTAAAGCCCTGTTGGCCACTAGCGGCTCCGCCGCCAGTGCTAAAGGGGGCGGCGCTAAAGTACGCCCACTGTGGCTGTTCTGCTAGGAGGAAATCCTCCCATCCTGTTCCTGCTGGCATCGGCTATGCCCACTGGGAGTTAGCGAGAGTAGAAAGGTAATTGAGATACCCTGCCGGGCCTGTCGCTCCTGCCTGCACCTGCCTCGCCTGCCAGTCGGTGTACATGTTCTGGAGAGCGCTGGCCACTGCCCTGCCTGCGTACCCGCCAGTCGATTGTCCGCCGCCGTAGTACTTGGCCAGGGCCATTGCCCTAACGGCCTCCGGGTCTTGCATGGCAAAAGACATGCCTGGGGTTAACGCACGCAGTTTGTCCCATTCCGTGCCTCTTACGTCATCAGCCAAGGCCGAATACTGCTTGGCCAAATCCCATCCTGCGCCTATGTCACCCAGTGTGCCCGTAGGGCTGAACGTCCCCGCGCCCCCCATGCCAGGGGCAAAACCGCCTGCGACGGCTTCGACGCCTTTGGCGGCGTCAGCGGCGACTGGCTCAGTATAAGGGAACTGGCCTTTGTACCAATCCGAAAACATCGCCTCTGTTCCCAGGCCCGTTTGGCCAGTTGGCACGGAGCCAGCGGCCCCGTATGCTTGACCAGCCCCCGTGCCTGTAGCAGGGAACCCTTGCATGAGATACCTGCCAAAGGTGGGCGCAAACTGCCGAGTAGCCATAGCCTGATATCCAGGCAGGGCATAGTTCGGCATCGACGTCCGCATCATCGCTTGGTACTGCGCTGACGGGTCTAGCTCTCCAAATACGTTTTGCCAATCCGTCCATGGTGCCATTGTTGTGTCTCCTGTTCCTTGGCCTATCTCGGTTATTTGGTCAATCGGCGTTATTGCGCTTACTTGGGTTGATGGTTGCCGCTTCTCTTCTTCTATTATCTGTTTCGTCTTTGCCCACTCCATAGATGCGGTATCCGCCGCCGCCTGGGTTGGGTAGCCATCCACGTATTCGCCAGTCACTGCATTCCAAGCCTGGAATGTTTTTGGAGGTGTTGTTGCCGCCGCTGGAGGAGGTGCGCTTATCTCTGCCTTGCCCAAATTGGCAATGAAGGCATTTAGCTTGGCCTGGGAGTCGAATGTATGCACAATGCCAGATTGGTCTACATACTGAAACACCGGAGCCGGGGTTGGGGCTGGGCCTATATTGGACATACCTCCAATATCAACAAGGTCTGGCGGAGAGCCGATGGCCTTAATCATGTTGTTTATGTTTGACATTCCCCCAATGTCATAATACCCATATGTCATGCCCTACTCTCCCGTCACCCCGAACCGTCCGGGGTTTTGACTCGCCAGAGTCGCAATGAATATGCTGAAGGGATCGCCGCCCTGAGTGTTAGTCTGGTCAACGATCCTATCATATATTTCGGTGAAGCTGGTTTCAACCGCTCTGGTGGCATAGTTACTGCTGACCGGGCGACCCTCGTAGTACCGGGCAAGGGCCGCAGAGATGGCGTACTGTTTCCTGTTAGCGCTCTCTGGGCGGTTGACAACATTCCACATAGAGGGGTTTTGCATCATGTTCGCCGCCGAGCCTAAAATATTGCCATCTTCTTCTTGTTCTTTTGTCATGCCCCCAGCCACCTTCGCCTGGGAGTTGGCAACCAGCCTATTCCATTCCCCCTGCCTCTTAGACCAAGCAAGCACCGGGAACTTATGGGGCTGATGCTTATCCATGAAGTCAGGGAACCCCGTCTCCAACGCCCCTCCTACAGCGGTCTTCGCCTCGTCGGAGAGTATGTACGTCCCATAGAAGGGGGCGAATGTCACGTTGTAGGCATCCGCAACCTTGGGCGCGTAGTAGTTTTTTAGCGCCGTTGGGAGCCATGCGTTCCACTGCTGTCGGCCCGATGTCATGCTGTAGATGGGGGCCGTTCCAAGTGGATCGAATTCGGTAGCCGCCGCCTCTGGAAGGCTATATTGCTGGCCAACACGATAATCCAGTGGGCCTTCGCCTACCAGGGGTGGCACGGGGAAACCAACGGGGTCGTCTGCCGGTGGCCTAAACACCGGGGGTGATAGCTCGGTAGGCGCCTGAAGGTTCGCCAGAGCCTGCGTTCCCTCAAATAATGTATCCGCCGTTCCCTGCGTGTCCCATTCCAGCATAACATCTTGAACAGCCTGATTGACGTGCGCCACGGCCATGGCTTCGTTTCTCTCAAAGTTCCCTTGGAACTCTTGATCCATGCCGCTAACGATCAGTCCTTCTAACTCTCTCTCCACCTGAGAGGGAGTTAGCATATTCTGATCAGACGCTTTTTGTATCCTGTCTAGCTCTAGATCAAAGGGCGATCTGCGGCCAGGGGGCAAGTCTGTTGTTGGCCTAAATATCGGGGGCGACGGCTCACCGCCCGGTGGTGGCCCCATAGGCGCAGATGGTCGGGATATAGCGGCTTCCCTTGTTTGTTGGACAGTAGGCGCGGGTATATTCTGGCCAATAGGCACTCCGAATATGTTTGGACGATTCCGCACAAGGAAGTTGTTGTCGCTGGCCAACGCTTCTTCAGAAGGAGTGATCCCAGTGAATTCGCCAGCGGCCCCTATAAGGCCCGGTGGTGGCCCTATAGGCATAGGCGGTTGGACAGTGGGTGCAGGTATATTCTGGCCAATGGGCATTCCGAATATGTTTGGACGGTTCCGCACAAGGAAATCGTTCTCGCTGGCCAATGCTTCCTCGGATGGAGTGATCCCAGTGAACTCTCCGATGGCCCCTGGAATACCAGCTATCGCCCCTGGAATACCAGCTATCGCCCCTCCAACTTGGCTGACCCCTGGAAGGCCAGCCAACGCTTCGCCTATGCCGCCCAGGCTAGGTGGGCCAGCCGTCCTTATTTCAGGCGACGGTGGCGGCAGGACAGGCGTCGGGGGCAGTTGAGGCAGGGGGTTGAAGACACCCTCGCCGGTGCCCATGAAGGCCGGGTCTGCGAACATATCCTCGGTGGAGAGGCTCTGAAGGGCTGACGCGAGGGCGTCGTCCGTGATGCCCAGGTCGCCTGATATCTGCCCGATCCTTGCCGGGTCGATATCGTTGAACATCGGGGTCATGTTGGCCAGATACGAAGCCGCAGTATCGGCCATCATAGCATCCAGATCGGGCGCATCCATGTCGGGGGCCATGGCGTTATCGACTATCATGCCTATCGCCATATCCGGGTTGCCTGTTTCCAGAACAAGCTGATCGACCAGAGGCCCGTCTGTGGGCATCGGCGGCCCGTCAAACATTCCCTCTTGGGCAAGAGACAGTTCAGTGTCGGCGTCCTTGCCGTCAAAGAGATCGAGGACGTACTGGGATATCGCCAGGGGGTTGCCCCCTGTCTGCATTCCTACCCTCATCACTGAGGTGGGGAGATCGGCAAAGATGCCGGGTATGTTATCTCCAAGCGCCATGTTCTACCCTCTCGGCCCCACTAGGCCAGCCCTTCTAAGTCTCTCTGCCTCGCCCTGCGCTCCAGGCCTGGGTTGCCCAGGTGGCCCCATCGGCCCCATGGGCGGCGTCGGCGCCGGTGGGGGCATCCCGTTCATCATTGCGGGAGGAGCCACCTGTGGCGGAACTCCAGGCGGGCCTTGCGGCCCAGGCGGCGGGACGCCCGGAGGCACTGGAGGTTGTGCGCCTGGGGATGGGCCAGGTGGCGCCCCGCCGCCGAGGGTCTCCGCTATCATCTTGGCTTTGCTCAACATCACAACGGTAAGCTCTCCCAGATAGAACTGGGCCAGATCGTCGCGGCCCTGCTTGAGCGCCGCCTGATACAGGCTCCACAGTCCTGCCTCTGGGAGAGTCCGCTCCGCGATCTGTTCCTTGATGGCATCCTCGGTCTGGTCTGCGTCCTGAATGCCGAGGATGTTGTCCCTGATCCAAAGGTCTGGCATGAGCGGGGTCGGGCCTTCCCTTGCGATCTGGGCCATGGAGTACTTGGACATATCATCCTGGGGCAGTCGAGGCACCACGGTGACCTCCACCGTGCCGCCCTCTTTGACCCTGTCGGGGGTGATCGTCTCTGAGAAGTACATGCGGTTGTTGTCTCTGCCCGAAAGCTCCATTGCGGTGAACGCGCCACTGGAGTATTGGTCGCAGAGGAGATTGGATATCTGAGTGTACGCCTTCTGGAGGGCGATGATCCTGGGAGACAGCACCGTCTCAACGCCCTGCTTGAGGGTGTTGATGGCGAACCCGGAGAGTTGGAACTGAAGCTCCCCGTACACCGAGTGGGGGATCGATCCGCGTTGCATCTCTCCTGAGACCATGCCCATGAAGGCTCCGGTCTCACGGGCCACCTCCAGCAGTCCCAGAGGCTGGATGTCCTCACCCTGGGCCAGGGATATCTCGGTGCCTTCTTTGTACGGGTCTTCCTCAAGGGTCTTGGTGCCGTCCCTGGAGGTGATCTTCAGTCCCTGCTTGCGCGACCTTGCGGTCAGTTCCAGCATGGTGGACATCATGAAGTTGTGATTGTTGTAAACCTCGCGGGTGGACTTGAAGACCGACTCGCCGTAGTCCTCGTAGGTGTCCTCGACGGACGACCACTCCAGGGACTGGATCAGCGGGTTCGCTCCCACCGGCCCCAGAAACACCGGAACGCTTCCGCATTCCTCGTCGGCTTCAGGGGTGTGGCGGGTTCGCTTTTTGATAAAGCGGTGAGGGATGGCAACGAAGTTGTCCTCCCGATCATAGAAGTCGTAGACATCAATGCCGTCATCGTCCTCGCGCTCCGTGCCGAGGCGAACATTGTACTGACGCTCGATCTCGCTTCGGGTCTTCTTGGTCTTGTAGCAGGCCCACGAAAGCCCGTCGGCGTCGGTGCCCCAGTAGGTGTGCATGATATCCCACGGGGTGATGTCCACATATGTGGTGTTCTCGTCCCGCTTGACCAATAACGCCCTGCCTGCGTACCAGCCCCGAAGGGTGATGTACCAAGCAAGCTGGCTCTGGAGATCGGGCAGAAGCCGATTGGACAGCCTCTCGTCGGCGGATCGGAACGCGCCGATGATGAACCGCTCCTTGTCGTTGTTTACTTCCCGGTTACTGCGGGGGTTCCCCGCAGGGGGGATGCGAATCACCCGGTCTGCCGCCGCCATCCATGAGATGATCTTGTCGGCGTAGGTCTGCGGCTCGTTGGAGGTGTAGCTCTGGTAACCGTCGCCTGCGTCGTAGGGGTTGAGGCGATAGAGTTGGTGATCGGTGTCCATCCGATTTCGGAGAGGTTCGGTCACCGTGGCATGGGCCTCGACCAGATCGAGTATGTCTTCCACCTTGCGTCGGGCCATTAACTCCACCTTTTGACTTTAATAAAGCCTTTGTTTCCTATGTGGCCGTAGCCGAACTTGTCAACGAGGCCGTAGACAACGGCCTTGACCCCGTGGTTGTTCTTGTCCTCCGGGGTGTCTCCCACTATATTACCATCTCTGTCCATGCGCCAGCGATAGGCGTGTGTTTGTCCGTCCATAGGAGACGGGATCGCGCCGAATTCTGACAGAATCCCTTTGCAGGTTGGATTAAAAACGATTTTCGGGGCATTAGAAATCGGATCGGGCTTCAGAAAGGACTTCAGCCTTTCGCTTCCTTCGTTGATCCGAATCTTCTGAGCCGCCAGATACACCCCTGTTTCCTGAAGCCAAATCTCCGCAGGGGCGGACATGGCCTGATGCTGGTATCCAGCGATGTCGATGACTCCCCCGACCACGTCCTTCCACCAGGGACGGGACTGGGCGATCTGTATGATCTCCGAGGTGATCAGCCCCTGTTCGTAAATCTCATCGATGACATTGACCTGCCCGTTTATCTCCTGAACCACCTCGACGGCGTAGGCTCCCGCGTAGCCGGGGTCGATCCATAGCTGGACGGGGTCTCCCACCGACCATTCGGCGTCGGGGGTGATGTGCAGGTCGGCCCGGAACTCCCCGAAGACAAGACCCTGCGGGGGCGAGGGGATTCCCTCGATGCGCTCCATGAAGAAATCGTCCGAGGCCATGGACTTGAGGCGGAGTATCTCCGGGTCTGACTTGCCGCCGGGGTACAGGTGATTGTTGGAGTACGACGGCAGGGAGAAGCTCTGTTCATCTTCCGTCGGATGTTGCCAAGTCTGAAATAGCTGGGGATACCAGCCCAGCGATCCCTCGAAAGTCCCGGCCAAAAACAGCCAGCCGCGCTTAGGTGCGCACCTACCTCGCATCCTGTGGAAGGAATCGAGATCAAGCTGGGAAGCTTCGCATCCAATGATTCCGTTGGGCGCTCTCATGGCCAGCGTCCTTGGGTCTTTCGCGCTCTTGGTCTCTATCCGGGTGCCGTCAGCTAGAACGATCCTGCCCGGATCGACGCGCTTGGACGCCTCGGCAAGTATCCCAAGCGTGGCGAAATCCTGTATCAGGTACTCAAACTCGGCCTTGGTGCGTTCATAGTCCGCCGCAACGAGCCAGTAAAGCCCAGGCTCATCGGTCTCAAGG